TTAACCCGTTGCGGCAAGGCTTGCAAGCTATTGGCGGCATTACCAACACTTCCTCAGTGTTGGCGTACTTAACTGTTACTGTATCTATCCCTGGTGTAGTCTACCTCGGGTATCGTTACCTCAGCTGGAACTTTGAAGCTGAGCGTAAGATACGGCGTGTTTGGAAATGGGCACATGTTGACCAGTCTGATGAGGATGATGAATGTGATGTGGCAACTTCGGGCCCATCACGCATCACCCGGATCACGGTCGACCATGTGCGTTGTGAGGTGGGGTTGCTTAGTGATACTAAGGCCAACCGATTAGTCGTGAGTGAGTTGGTGCGGAAATTCCTTAAGAATCGTGGAGTTCGTCCTTCTCATATCTCTCGTCTGTTTACCACCGTCGTAGAAGCCTACTTCCTTATGTCTCCCGATGACGCTTTGCTCATCGAGATGCGTAAAACCTCGTTTGCCCAACAGTGGCGGCGGGGTGGGGAGGCGGCCTGAGGAGGCCCTTTGGTCGTTGCTGGTGTCGAGACGCAGGTGAATTACCCCACCGGCGTGTCTGGCATTACCGTCACCGGCGACGTATCACAGGGTAAGACTAGGAGTGTGCGCATACTTAATGGTTTTGGTTCTGGAGTCCATTATGGTGTGCACAATTCTTCTGTAAATAATTTAATTCGTGGAGTGGCAGAGCGTGTTTTATACGTCTCTGAGAATGGCTTACTGCAGCCATGTAGGAAACCCAAAGCGAATGTGTTTGACAAACTAACCGGTTTAAGAGACCGCCTGGTGCGCTTTATGACCCCGACCACCGTTGTTGCCAGGCAGGATTATCCTGCCTTGTACTCCGGTCGCAAGCTTAAAGTCTACACCAGAGCATTAGATTCCCTTGCTGTCAAAGGAATTGTTCGAAGTGATAGTTATGTCAGCACATTTGTGAAGGCTGAGAAAATTAATTTTTCCGCCAAGGGTGACCCCGCCCCCCGGGTGATCCAACCACGGTCTCCCCGATACAACTTAGAGGTGGGTCGCTACCTCAAGTTGTTTGAAAAGGAGCTTGCTCGTGGTTTTAAACGTTTATTTGGTTATCAAGTGATTTTGAAAGGACTTAATGCCGACGGTGTTGCCACTGCTTTGCATGAGAATTGGATGAAGTTCTCAGATCCTGTTGCCATTGGCCTGGATGCCTCACGCTTCGATCAGCATGTTTCACGTGCTGCTCTCGAGTATGAGCATTCAGTGTACAATGGTGTTTTCAGGTCTAAGGAGCTGCGCCGATTGCTCAGCTGGCAGTTGCATAATCGTGGGTTCGGTCGGGTCGGTCCCTCCCTCGTCTCATATGCAGTCGAGGGTTGCCGCATGTCGGGTGATATCAACACTGGCATGGGCAACTGCCTGATAATGTCTTCCATTGTGCTTGGATACTTTGAGGAGCTTGGCGTTGAAGCTCGTTTGTCGAATAACGGCGATGATTGTGTGGTCTTTATGGAAAGGAAACACCTGTCGTTATTGGACGGCATCGAAGACTGGTTCACTGATTTCGGTTTTAAACTGAAGCGTGAGCCAGTCGTTGGTGTCTTTGAACGAGTTGAGTTTTGCCAAGCACAACCAGTTTTGGTTGGTTCCAACTATCGAATGGTGCGCAACCCCTGGACTGCAATGTCCAAGGATTGCGTATCCCTTCTTAGTTGGGAAACCCTCGAGGAGTTCAACACATGGCGGGACGCTATTGGTGGGTGTGGGCTTGAATTAACCCGTGGTGTGCCGGTGTGGGAGAGTTTCTACCGCGCCATCCAACATACCGGAGTTCGAACTGGGGGGAAGGATCAGGTGTATGATTCTGGGCTGGGCTATATGGCCCGTGGTGTCTGCAGAGCGGTTGTTACTGCCGAAGGGCGCGCCTCTTTTTGGCGTGCGTTTGGCATAACCCCCGATATGCAGGTCGCCATGGAGTCTAATTGGCCCGGCATCAGCTACCTTGAACTGCCCCCCATGACGAATTTTACAGGTTCTCAAATTAGTTCCAATCCACTTCGATGGCTAAATCCAAACGTTCACAACCTATGATCAAGGTGAGTCGTGCCCTGAAAGGGTATGCGAATCCGAAACCAAGGACTAAGATAACCAGCATGAATGATGCTGGAGCACAGGTCACTAGTATTTACACCACTGGTGTCCTGAGCACCCCTGCTGCCCTCGACTTTGCTGGCATTATGCCTGTGGCTCCTGCCCAGAATAATGTCTTCACCGATGCTGGTGGTACCGTAATTCGC